TATGCGCGAGTTTGTGGAGACCTGTTATCCTGACCTTGACCAGTGCTCGCCACACATCTGGCTCGGCGTCACCGCTGAGAACCAGCGCTGTGCAGACGAGCGCATACCGTGGCTGCTACAGACCCCGGCAGCGGTGCGGTTCGTGTCGGTGGAGCCGTGTCTGGAGCCGGTGGATGTGGCGGCCCTCAAGGACGGCTCGGCTGATGTCAATGCACTGACTGGTGAGCGACAGATGGCACCATTTGCCTATGCCGATGGTGGGCCTCGGCTTTCTTGGATCATCTGTGGCGCCGAAACTGGACCTGGTGCTCGGCCAATGGACCTACAGTGGGCACGTGACCTGCGCGACCAGTGCAGGGCCGCGGGTATCCCCTTCTTCTGGAAGCGTGCGGGGCCTGGCCAGGAGACGCCCCCCGACCTGATGGTGAGGGAGTGGCCCAAGGAGAGCGAGCATGCCAACCGATCGTGACCCCTGGACCCCTGACCAATGGGACGCCGCCAGCACCCGCGAGGGGCTGATAGCGCAGCTGCGCGGGCAGCGCGAGGCGAACACCCTTATACTCACAGAGTTGCGCGAGTGCCGGGATGAGAATGCCCGTCTACATGCCAACCTTGCTGCCTGGAAACGCTGGGAGCGTGCCTGGGTGTTCGGCGGCGATGCGAAGTACCCCGGCAGCCCAGGCGTCGCAGACCCGCGTGACACGCTGGACGCCCTTGAGCGGCTGGCGGTGGGGGCAGAAGCAGAGGAGGCTGACGGTGCCTAGCATCAGCAATCAGAAGCGAGAGTGCAAGCTACAGATTCGCCTATGCCTAGACACATACATTCTGAATCACCCAGATCGTGCAGAGTCGCTGGCGCTGAGCTTCGCCATGATGCTGGCGAACACCATGCCGCTGCCCGAGTTGCAGAAGTGGCAGACACAGCTAGAGGAACTGGACGATGACTCGTAGCCGCCCGCGCCATCCACGCCCCGACGCGAACCAGGCATCCAACAACGCCTGCCTGCGCCAGTGCGGTCTCGTCGTGATCGAAACGTGGCGGCTCGGTAGCGGATACGAGCTTGACGACGATATCGACCCGCTCGACGCTTTTGTGGGCGATCCGCTCAGCGGCAAATGGGTGCATCTGGACTGGAAAGCGAACGGTGGACGGCTCACCAAGCGGCAGCAGCGATACCTGGAGCGCTACGGGCAACAGCTCGACATTCTGTTCTCCGTGACGCCGGTCGAGGTGCTGCGGCATTTCGGGCGGGTGCCGTGACCATCTACTGTTTCCATGGCGTCGCGCTGACATCCGATATTGGCAGGGACCGCTATCGTCCTGGCGTGGTTGACGCCCGCGACGCGGATCTGATCTGGGGCGACGTCCACTGCGCTTTGCCTTGGGGCCATCTGACCAACGGGGGATGTGAGCATTTCCTGCCGAACCCGGCACCAGAAGAGGTAGCGACCTGCGAGGGCTGTCCGGTATACCTGGAGGATGGTGCCGACTGTAACGAAAAGGACGAACGCTGTCCTTTCTACCGCAAGCACCACAAGCAGCAGGCAATGGCGAAGGCGTCCTACCGCCTGCGCAACAAGTGGCAACGCGAACTGGACGAGGCGGTGGCGAGGATACTGGTGGAGAGGGAGGCCCGGTGACGGAGATGGTCAGTTTTGGGGCGGGCGTTAATTCTGTAGCCATGACCATCATGCTCGTCAACGACGGCTGGCGCGGGCCTATCGTCTTTGCTGACACGGGCGGGGAGCATCCAGAAACATATTGTCACATGCGGTATTTTGAGGATGAGTTTCTGAAACCGCGCGGGCTGGAGATCACGCGACTAGAGCCGGGGACGCCCTATCACGACACGATGTCCCAGGTTCCACTTGAGGAATACTGCCTGAAGGCTGGCGTGATTCCGCTTATGGCAGTTCGTTGGTGTACGTCACGCTGGAAGGGCCGCCCAATTGACAGATGGGCACGTGACCAGGGCATCAATATACAATTTCTGGGCATTGCTGCTGATGAGGCAAGGCGAGCAAGCGGCAAAGCCAAGTGGCTGGAGTTCCCGCTGATTGACGAAGGAATCAATCGACAGGAGTGCCTGAACATTATTGCACGCGCCAGACTGGAGCAGCCATACAAGAGCTCCTGCTTTTTCTGTCCTGGGCAGACCATTGGAGAATGGCGGCGCCTGTATGATACTCAACCAGACCTATTTGAACGGGCGCGACAGATGGAGATCAATGCCAGTGTCAGGTATGACAAGCGGGCAACACTCAATTATCATCTGAGCCTTGATGAGATGGTAGTCCGAGGTTGGGACATACAGATGCAGATGGACCTCAGCCGGTGGTTGCCGTGTCTGTGCAGCTTGTAGAGGAGGCCCAATGCGCGATGTCCTCACAGGACTGACTGTCGGCGTCATCCTGCTGCTGCTGGCGGCGCAGCTGCGGTGGTGGCGCGTCCAGACCCGCAATGAGAGCACGATGCGGCTGCGGGTGAATGGGAAAGAGTATAGGGTGGGGAGGAAGTAGATGAGCGACCAGCCGGGGCGAGCGGCTTGGGCGTGTCCGAAGTGCGGGTTCGTTGTTGGCTTTGTGAACGGCGACAACAACTTGATGCTCTGGAGCTATTCGCATGGGCCGATCGCGCTGCGCTGTGGCACGTTCGTCTGTGGCTGTGGACAGACGGTTCAGTGGATTGAGGCAAGGGCGCCAACTGGACTTGACAAGGATGTGGCATCTGTGGTACAATGAACGCATATAGTAAAGTCATGACGTTTCGCAGGCGGTAGGGCGGATAATCCCGCCGCCAACCCGGAGATGAGCGCCCGGATCCCATTGTGGGTCCGCGGTGCTTTTTTGTTTGGTACCCCCCTGGAGATAGCATCTCCAGGCTGACGCCGCTGTAGGCGAAATTCGGCCCGGTGCCGTGTGGTGTAGCACAATCAGACACCCTATACCTACCGGCGTTCACGAGTAACGGGCCGGCCCGAGCATGCAAGGCCGGCCCAATGTGAAGGAGGAATGAATGTCTGTCGATTCCACTATGCTCTTCCTGTTCCTGATCTGGGTGGTTGAAGGCGGCGGTGCCGGTGTTGTGGCCTATTACCTTATGGAGAAGGTCAAGCAACTGGCGAACCTGAACCCTGAGGTCAAACGATACGTTTCGCTTGCCGCAGCCGCCGTGCTGGCGATGGCGGCATTTGTCGTCACCGTGTTCCTGGGTTACACGCCACAACCGGCCGATGCACAAGGATGGTTGGAAAGCCTGTTCGCTGTCGCGTTCTTGGCAACGAACCTGAGCCAGATCATCCACGGGCGCAAGCAGCTTAGATAACCACATCAACCGTGAGGGGCGCACGGCATGACACTAGACCAGGCATCGAATGAGCGCGTACCGTTGCGGGAGTTTATCGAACAGCGGTTCGATGCGCTCGACAAACGACTAGACGAGATCCTGCCCGATCATGAGAACCGTATCCGCACGCTCGAGAGGCGCGAACCCTGGCGCTCGTTGGCTGAGGCAGGTACGGCCATCGGCACCGTGATCGCCATCGCGCTGGGCATTAGAACGTCATAGATGGCCCGCACACTCCGGCGTGAGTGGTACAACGTCCCGAGAAACGCAGAGACGGCGTACCGCATCGTCCCGATAGGGGACGTGCACATCGGCACGGCAGCCTGTGACGAGACACTGCTGCGGCAGGTGGTGGGACGTATCGAGGCCGACCCATACTGCTACTGGTTTGGCCAGGGCGATTATGCCGAGTTCATTAACAGGCAAGACAAGCGCTTCGACCCAGCAGCCTTAGCCGATTGGGTGGATATGGTCGATCTTGTGGACCTGGCGCAGGCACAGCGTGACCGGTTCCTGTCCATCGTCAGGCCGATTGCCGGCAAGTGCCTGGGCCTGGTCTGCGGCAACCACGAGGGCGAGATCCTGTACAAGTTTGAGCGCGATATCTATCGGGAGATTGTAGTCACCATCAAGCAGTGGGGCGGCTTCCCAGCAGATCACGACTTGGCGTTCGGGGTGTATGGGTGGTTGCATCTGGTCTTCTACTTCGGACCCGACAAGGGCGGCGGCTCAACGACGATTACGGGCAACGTCCACCACGGCTTCACCGGCGGGCGCCTCGGCGGGGCCAAGGCGCTGAATATGGAGCGCTGGTTGTGGACACACGATGCCGACTTTGTAGTCTTCGGCCACAGCCACAACGCCGACATCTACCGGCGCGCGGTGGAGTTCGTGGACCGGCGTGGGCATATCCGCCAGAAGGTGCGGCTGGGCGGGTATGCGGGTACCTTCATGCGCAGCGTGAATGATGGGGGACCGCCCACGTACACCGAATGGCGCGGCTACCTACCGCAGCCGATAGGTGGGATTGAGATTGAGCTGCGGCCTGGGCTGCAAAAAGGGCAGCAGATGGTGAAGATGATCTTGTAGGGGCCGGATGCCGCCGAGGGTGAGGGCGGTGGGGTTGACTAGGGTGACGTGATACGTAGGCGGCATCCATCTCTCCTCCTTTCTAACCCCACGGAAGGGGAAGGGTGGGCACGGGACCCGCTCCCAGGGCGAGGGACTATGAAGCATGCAGACTACAAGCGCCGCTATGCACGACAGCATCGCTGGGACTGGCGCTACCGCTTCTGGAAGGTGGTGCTGTGGCCCCGCTTCACGATAGAACGCATGATGATTAGGCGCCAGATACGCAGGCGCAGGAACCGCCCCTAGGATGAGGACGGGTTGGTGAAGGTTGGTAAATGGGACAGGCGAAGCGACAAGTTTGGTTGACAGAATACTTCCAGTGCTGGAACGCAACAGAAGCGGCCCGGCGAGCTGGTTATGCCCATCCTAATACCTATGGCCCACGCCTCAAGCAGAAGCTGCAAGAAAAGATCGACGCCAAGCTAGATGAGTTGGCGATGCCCGCGCGTGAAGTGTTGGCGCGCTTGGGCGAACATGGCCGTGCGACGATGGACGATTTTATAGAGGTGGTCGAGTTAGACAATCGCGGACGCTCAACAGCTATCGTCAGTTTGAGCAAGGCCAAGCGGCTGGACAAGTTGCATCTCATCAAGAAGCTGACATATCGTGATAATGGTTACACGCTGGAACTGCATGACGCACAGAGTGCATTACAACATCTTGACCGCTACCATGGCGGCGAAGAGGGTAAGCCTATACAGGAACAGACGAGGATGATGATTGACGATGCTCGAGCCGAGTACCACAGTCGAGCCTTGGTTGCACTCGCTGATGCCCTCGGAGGTCTCTTGGCTGAACGAAGTGACGAAGGGCACGGCCCTGTGGATGCCGCAGAGCACGCCGCAGTGGATGGCGGCGCTGAGTCAGGCCGATGAGATTTACTACGGTGGTGCGGCTGGTGGCGGCAAAAGCGATCTGCTGCTGGGCCTGGCCACCACGGCACATCAGCGTTCAATCATCTTCCGGCGGGAGCTGACCCAGCTATCTGGGCCGGCAGGCCTGATCGAGCGCAGCCGGGAGATCATCGGCACAAAAGGCCGATACAACGGAATCGAGCACGCGTGGCGCGACCTGCCGGGCAAGCGGGCACTAGAGTTCGGGGCCTGTCAGTTCGACCGGGACAAGCACAAGTACCAGGGCAGGCCACATGACTTTATCGGCTTTGACGAGCTGCCTGAATTCTTAGAGTCACAGTTCCGTTTCCTGGTCGGGTGGCTGCGGACGATTGACGAACATCAGCGCTGTCGGGTTGTTTGTGCGGGCAACCCGCCGATGCACGCAGACGGGCAATGGGTTATCGAGTACTGGGCGCCGTGGCTGAGTGAACACCACCCCAACCCGGCGCGACCTGGGGAGTTGCGATGGTTCGCCATCGTCAACGGCAAGAATGTCGAGGTGGCCGATTCAGAGTCATTCGAGCACAACGGGCAGGAGATTACGCCTAGGTCGCGAACGTTCATTCCGGCAAGGCTGGGCGACAACCCGTACCTGAGCGATACGGAATATGGCACGGTCCTGAACAACTTGCCAGAGCCGCTGCGAACGCAGCTTCTCTATGGTGACTTTACCATCGGGGTACAGGATGATCCGTGGCAGGTAATCCCAACGGCGTGGGTGCGGGAAGCACAGCGGCGGGGCAAGGAACGAGACAAGCCAGACACGCCGCTTTCGGCAGTCGGAGTGGATGTGGCACGCGGGGGCGACGATCAAACAGTCGTTGCCAAGCGGTACGATACGTGGTTTGCGCCGCTGATCAAGGTCGATGGTAGGCAGACGCCGGATGGGGAATCGGTCAAACTGGTGGTCTTGCGTGCTCTGGAAGGCGAGTGGCAGGCGATGATCAACGTGGACGTGATCGGGGTCGGTTCGTCAGCCTATGACTCGCTGGCGTATTATGAACAGGAAGATGGGACGCGCCTTAACGTCGTCGGCGTGAACTTTGCGGATGCAACGCACGCGCGGGATCGCTCGGGGATGCTGTCCATGCGCAATGTGCGTGCCGAGGCATACTGGGGATTGCGTGAGGCGCTGGATCCTGTGAAAGGCGATGGTCTTGTGCTTCCCGATGACCCTGAGCTCTTGGCCGATTTGGTGGCGCCACACTGGAAACTGAGCGTCAGCGGCATCCAGATCGAGAGCAAAGACGACATCAAGGCACGTCTGGGCCGTTCGCCCGATTGTGGCGATGCGGTGGTCCTGGCCCATTATGGTTCGTATGGTTCCTGGATGACACTACTACAATGAGACGCGCTTGGCAAGGACGCATGTGGTGGTGGCTTTGGGCAGTGCGGGCACGAATACGTTATGTACTGACGGGTAGTTGTGGCCTTGGCTGTGACGGCTTTTATTGCCCAGAGGCCGATTGTCCAATTCACGATGGCCCAGACAAGATCATACAGCCCGTGACCAGGGTTATCACTTGGCGACCGGGCGATGGCGATCTTGCCGATATAATCGCAGACTTTGAGAAAGAAATATGAGACGACCTTTCCGAGGCGCGATAACGGGCGGCGTGTACGGGCAGAAGGCCGTGTCCCTGGCCGACCATGACGAGTTTCTGGATTGGAAGGTGAGCGGCGGTGACGGGGATATGCCGCAGGATCTCTATGCCGCTGTGGCCTGGACATTCTGGTGCGTCAACCTGCGGGCCAACAACATCAGCCAGATACCCTATGGTGTCTATTCGTTGGAGCTGCCAGAGGGCGACGAGGACGATGACAATGAGGAGGAATGGCCCATCGACCTGGCGCCGCTCCTGTGGGACGTGGAGGCGTGGCTGTCGCTCGAGGCAGCGGCGTATGTGCTGAAGCGCATGGCCCGGCGCGGCGATATGCTGGATCGCCTGCAGGTGCTGAACGCCAACACGATGCGCGTGCTCAAGTACGACGACGATGGGCCGAGCATCTTTCGCCAGCAGGTGGGGGCAAAGCAGCGCGACTTCAGTGCTGAGCAGATCGTCTATTTCCGCACCTTTAGCCCGACCACTGACATTGGGCCAGGCACCAGTTCCGGCGGCGTAGGGCAACGGGCAGGGACGCTGATTCGCAACGCCAACGAGTGGGCGGCCAAGTTCTTTGAGAATGGCGCTATCCCTGCGGTGTTCTTGACGACTGAGGGCTCCGTGCCGCCGGTTGAGAAGGAACGCATTCAGAACGCATGGGAGAAGATGCTCAAGGGTGTGCAGAAGGCGTTTCGCACCGTCGTTCTGGAAAAGGGTCTTGTGCCGACGGTCATTGGCCAGCCGATCAAGGACCTGGCTATGCCGCAACTGGAGAACACGAAACGGGAGCAGATACTCGCCGCGCACAACATCCCGCCCGGGCTGGCCGAGGCAAAGACCAACCGGGCCGAGCGGGACGCGCTGCAATACGAACTGTGGACGCAATCTCTCATTCCGTGGACGCGGACACGCATCCAGCCGGTGCTGAATGACCAACTGTTCAATGACCTGGGGTTGCGGATCACGTTTCACACTAAGCGAATCGAGGCCGTTCAAAAGAAAGAGATCGCCAAGGCTGAGTCGATGGCGTTTGCTATCAGCGGCGTGGCGCTGCCGGCGTATCAGGCTAATGTGATGTCGGTGGATGAGGTGCGCACCTGGATCGATGCTGTAGGACAGTCAGCCGACTTGCCACCACTGGAGAAGTCCTTCACGCCAGAGGAGCGGGTGGTTGCGCTACCTCCTGGCGGCGGCGCAGAAGGACCGGGAACGCCGACGCGAGCGGATGAGCGAATCGAGTCACGCATCGGCCCAAAAGCGTTGGCCCCGACCTGGGGCCACCACCGGATCTCTTCGCCGAGCTGAGCAGGTGGCGGGCCAAAGCAGAGAAGCGCGGGAAGACGACGAACTTTAACAGCGACATCATACCTGACTGGCTGAGCATTGAACTCATGGCAGCACAGGAGGCCGTGGGCACAGAGGCCGCATTCTCGTTTATGAAGCAGACGCCACTTGACATGCGGATGGCTGCTGAGCGGCGCATCAAGCAGCGCGTGGCCGAGGTGCTGAAGGGGCGCGTTGAGCAGGCCAAAGAGGCCGTGCAGCGCGGCGAGGAGTTCGATTACGATGGACTCGCTGAGGAGCTGCGCGCAGCGGTCCTGCCGGAGCTATCGGCCCTCGTGGTAGACAACGCCCTACGGCTGTCCGTCGAGGTCGGCATCGGCTTCGACCCGGCGGTGATCAATGAGCTGGCCGTCAACTGGGCGCGCGACTATTCATTTGAGCTGGTCAAGGGACTGACCGACACGACGCGCAAGGTGCTGGCACAGGCCACCGAATCCTTCATCAGCACGCCGGGCATGACGATTGGGGATATTGAGAAGCTGATCGAGCCGGCCTTCGGGTCGGTGCGCGCAGAGATGATTGCGGTCACGGAGACGACACGGGCCTACAGCGCAGCGACGAATGAGCTACAGGGACTGTTGCAGCAGCAGGTGCCGGGATTGATAGTAACGAAGACTTGGCTGACGGCGAACGACGATCTTGTATGTCCGATCTGCGCGCCGCTACACGGCAAGCCAGAGAGTGAGTGGATAATGGAACATCCCACAGGGCCGCCGGGTCACGTGAACTGCCGTTGTGACCTAGCATTGGAGTTCATAGGTGTCTGAAGGCATCGATACGACAGGACTGGATAAACTACAGCGGGCGCTCAACGAACTGCGCGGCCCGGCACTGACCCGCTTCAAGCAGCGGGCGACATACTTTGTCGCCGTCGCACTCAAGGGCGTCCTCCAGCGCTACCCGATGGGTTCGCATTCGCCAGTCAAGTGGGCGTCGGAGAAGCAGCGCCGCTGGTACTTTGCCGCACGGCGTAAGGACAACTTGCCGCTGCGCTATGCCCGCCGCAGCGACCCGTGGTCTCAGCGGCTGCACGCACAGTGGGGCATTAGCCGAGGCGCAGAAGACGCCACGCTGGGCAACCGGGCGACCTATGCAGCCTATGTGCAGTCAAGCCAGTACCAGACCGCGCAGCATGAGGCGACCGGCTGGCAGACAGACGAGCAGGTGGCGCAGAAGGCGCTGAGCGACGGCACAGTGAAGCGCATCGTGGACGCGCACATTGCCACCATCGTCCGTGAGGCGTTTAGGGGGTTATGATGGCAGAGTACAAGCAGATACCGTGGCCGCCCACATTCTGGACCGATACGATGATCGAGGATGCAACGTATGTACCGTGCGGTCCTCTGCGAGAAGGCGAAGACATTGCTGTGCGGCTTGAAAAGACGCAGCAGTGGTGGGACGAACTCTTGGGCAGAGGGACGATTGAAACGTTCCTACACGGCAACGGGCAATACCCGCTACCATTGGGCGTTATCCACTTGGATGGATCTACGTGACCATTAGTTTTAGGAGATAGCAACATGCCGAACCCAAGTGACTATGACTCACAAAAGAAGTGGATGTCCGCTTGCGTCCCTGCCCGGAAGGAAGAGGGCGACACGCAGGACCAGGCCGTGGCTGTGTGCCTTTCCATATGGCGCAAGCACACCGGGCAGCCGGAGCCAAAGGGCAAGGCCGCTCCGAGTCTCGAACAGCAGCAGCGCAGGATTTCGACGGCATGGGATGTCCAACGCCCACGGAGCAATGCGCCCGACACAATAGAAGGCGGTTATGTTACCGAAACCTTCGATACCTATGTCATCATTTCTGCCAACGGTGCCTATTGGAAAGTCGGCTATACCGATGACGACGAGACTGTGGCCTTTGCACCCCAGGACAAGTGGCGCAAAGTTGAACAGCGAAGCCGTTGGGTCGATGCCAAGAATGCCCTGAAGGCCATCTCGCGTACCGACGACGAGCTGCGCGTTGGCAACTACATCGTCCTGTTCGGTGGCCGCGACCTGGAGGGCGTCGCCTCCCCAACCATCAACCGTGATGGCAGCAAGGGCGAGTTCTTCACATCCGAGACCGATCTTGAGAGTGAGCACACCAAGGGCGGCGTCCTCTTTGTGGATTGGGAACACGGAAGAGAGGACGAACCCGGTCCCGGCGACGTGCTGGGTGTAGTGGATTGGAAGACGGCACGGCGGGATGAGCGCGGCGTGTGGGTCGAGCGCGTCCTGAATCGGCGCAGCAAGTATGTCAAGTGGATGGAAGAGCTGATCGATGCTGGCATCATCGGTTCGAGCACGGAGGCCGTGCCGGACGAGGTGCAGAAGGCAGACGATGGTGCAATCGTGCGCTGGCCATTGCGCCGGGATACGTTGACCGTGACCCCGATGGAGCCGCGCATGATGAGTGAGAACCACATACAGGCGTTCAAGGCGCTGGGCATTCCGGTGCCCGCGCAGGACGATACAGCAAACGACTCGAAACCTCCAGAGGCAGAGCCAGAGGCCGATAAGTCGGCGGCGTCTGCGGCAGGACAGGGCCGGATGCGTGCGTTACTTCTCAAAAACAGACTGACTATGGAGGGACAATGAACATCGAACAGTTGAAGACGGCGGCCGACGCCAAGGCGCAAGAGGCCCTCGACGCGTGGGGCGCGGAAACGCCCGACGAGGAGAAGGCCAAGGCGCTCGAGGCCGAAGCCACAAAGCTGGCCGACCGCCTGGAGCGCATGAAGGCGCTGCTGACCATCAAGGTAAAGGCGGGGGCGAAAGAGGACTTGGAGGCGGGCGGCCTCACGGTCGTGGAAGACGAGACCGACAAGAAAGCCAAGGGCAAGACGTGGGGCTTCGGCGAGTTCCTGATCGCCGTCTCAAAGGACGAGCGCGACGTGCAGCCCTACCGATCCAACGACCCGGCAACGGAGTACGGCTACGACCTGAGCAAAGCGATGGGCGAGAAGTTCGTCGGCTCGCTGACCCAGGCCAAGGCGATCACCGGCCTGAGCGAGGCCGTTCCAGCCGATGGTGGGTTCCTCGTGGGCGTGGACCGCAGTACCAGCCTCATGGCGCGCGTGTATGCCGTAGGCGACCTGCTGCGGCGCATCGATATGGTGGGCATCGGGGCCAACTCAAACGGCATGACGTTCTTCGCCGAGGCAGAGACGAGCCGCAGGACAGGCAGCCGGCGCGGCGGCATCCTCGCTTTCTGGGCGTGTGAGGCGGCGGACAAGGCGCCCACCCACCCGACGTTCCGCAAGATGGAACTGTCGCTGAACAAGGTGATCGGCCTCGTGTACGCGACCGACGAGCTGCTTGAGGATGCGTCGGCCCTCGAGGGCTGGATCATGAGCAACCTCCCCGAGGAGCTGCGCTTCGTGGTCGAGGACAGCATTATCAACGGGCCCGGTGGTGGCATGCCGCTGGGCATCATGGCCTCCCCGTGCCGGGTCATCGTGGGGGCAGAGCCCGCGCAGGCCAACACGACCATCGTCTCACAGAACATCATGAACATGTGGTCGCGGCGCTATATCGGTGCGCGGGACTATGTGTGGCTGGTACATCAGGATATCGCGCCACAGCTCTACCAGATGAACCTCGGCGTGGGTACGGGCGGCCTGCCGACCTATCTCCCACCCGGCGGCCTATCCGGCGCGCCCTACGGCGTGCTGATGGGGCGCCCGGTCATCGAGACCGAGTATGCGCAGACGCTCGGCACGAGCGGCGACATCATCCTGGCGAGCATGCGCGAGTACCAGATGATCGAGAAGGGCGGGATGCAGTCGGCCTCCTCGATCCACGTCCGCTTCACGAATGACGAGACCGTGTTCCGGTTCGTCTACCGTGTGGACGGCGAGCCGAAGTGGAATCTGCCACTGACCCCGTTCCACGGCAACAACGATGTGTCGCCCTTTGTCTGCTTGGCTGGGCGACCATAGGAGGGAATAGAATGTACACACTCGATCAACTTCATTGGACATGGGGGATCTTTCCAGTCACCGACGCTTTTGACGACACTGGCGGCCCGGTTACGACTGACATCGTGAAGTGCGAGTCGGCGGTAGGCGTGTTCTTCCTGATCATGCGTGGTGTCAACACCGGCGGCACTGGTACTGCGCTGATTCTGGCGCAAGCGTGCGATACCGTCGTGCCGGGTGTAAGTCCCGCCGTGCCCTATCAGTACCGGGAATCTACGACGCTCGATACCTGGGGCGCGTGGGCGCAAGCCACGGCTGCGGGCTGGACCTGCACCAATGGCTCGAACAACATGATCCAGATCTTCGTTCCTGCGGCGCATCTCGCGGCCCTGGGCTACGCCTACTGCCGGTTGAGCATCACCGAGCCAGTTGACGATCCGGTGGTCGGCGCCATCGCTATCGCCGTCGTCCAGCCGCGTTACCAGCCCGTGCCGGCAACGCTGCTGACCTAGCACCACCTGTAGTATCGTATCCGCTTGGGGGGCGGGTGCTATCCCGGCCCGCCTCCTCTATGGCCCAACAATGGTTAGAACCCAGGATGGGCAAACAAAAGAAAGAGGTGTTTTGCAATGGCTAGTGGACCTCAAGGAAGTGCAACTATGCGGTCGGCGCTGTTCAGCCGGCAGCAGGTCGGCGGGTTCTGGGTCGTGGCCGACATCGAAAAGCAACCCGGCAACATCTGGTTCGTGGACTCGACGCACCTCCTGGCCAGCGATACCGCCGGCGCCGGGCGCAACCCGGACGCACCGTTCGCCACCATCAACTACGCGGTGGGACTGTGCGCCGCCAACAACGCCGATATCATCTACGCGATGCCGAACCACGCTGAGAACATCGCGACAGTGGGCGCTCTCGCCCTGGACGTACAGGGCATCAGCGTCATCGGCCTGGGCATCGGGGATGATCGCCCCACGCTGACTTGGACGGCGGTGGACGCAACTGTCGCCGTGAACGACTGCGACATCCTGATCAAGAACTTCCGGTTTGTGCAAGGGATCGATGCGGTTGTTGTGATGTTCGACGTGAACGCCGACGACCTCGCGTTGGAAGACTGCGAATGGCCGGAAGCAGCGGCAGCGCAGGCCGTCTCGTTCATCGACCTCGATGGCGGTGGGGCCAATGCCTGCGACAACTTCAAGATGCTTCGCTGCCGGATCGTCCAGACCGCAGCAGGCGCCGATCAGGTTGTGGACATCGCGCAAGTGCAGGACGGGACCAAGATCATCGACTGCGTGATGGACGTGGACTGCGAGAATGCGTGTGTCTACAGCCCGGCCATCCACACCAACTGCGTGGTCACTGGCAACAAACTGCACAACCGGCAGGCCGGCGACCACGCGGTCGAGTTCTCGGACGCGGCGACCGGGTTCATCGTCGACAACATCCTGGGCGGGGATACCATCGGCGCGATCCTCGATCCAGGCTCGTGCTACTGTGGGGACAATCTACAGGTGGGCGCCATCGACACTCCCGGCATCCAGGTGCCGGCCATCATCGTGGACAACGCGGCCAACATCCTCGGCGCGAATAGCAACAACAACACGTTTGACTCGTCTACCGTGGCCTACAATCCAGACGGTTCGATCATCGAGCGGCTGGAGCAGGTGCAAGTCACCCAGGAGCGGTGCATCGTCAAGGCGGATGGCAACGTGCTGGGCGCCGCCGATCCTCTGTTCACCATCACCGGCGGGCCGATCATGGTGACCAACCTCAGTGGCATCGTGACGACTGAGATCGGCACCGGTGCATCGACCTGTCAGATCATCGAGGCGGTGACCGCGCCGGCAGGCAACGTGAACCTGTCCACAGCGGTGGACATCGCTGACGACACGGTGGGCACGTCCTACACCTTCACTGCCGTGGCGCTGCCTGTTTTGACTCCGACCGCAGGGGGCGCGTTTCCGCTCGTGCCGGAAGTCAAGTGGCTGTGTCCCATCGGGACCATCAACGCAACTACCAGCGTGGCGCGGGCAGGCGTGATCGCCTGGCACATCACCTATAAGCCCCTGTCACCCGCATCTGTCGTCGTGGCGGCGGCATAGGAGGCATGAAATGACAGTAGCGACCAAGTACCTTCACAATGCCTATGTGCTCTATGACTCGGAACACCCGAACCGCTGGTACGACGCTTGGGGCGAGGGCGTGATCAAGTACTTGCAGGAGTTCATCGGTATCCCAACCGACGACGCCACCGGGATGCCGACCGAGTTCACCAACACGCTGGTGGGCGCGAGCACCTTCGGGATCGCGGACGTGGCCGGCGGCGCTGCGCTGTTGACAGCAGCGGGCGCGGATAACGATGGCGTCAAGCTCCAGCTCGGGAGCGAACTGGGCACTGCCGGCGAGAACGTGGACCTGAGCGGTCCTTACCCGCTGTACTTCGGCATCCGGTTCGCCGTCAACGACGCGGACCAGACCGACGTACTGTTCGGCGTGAGCATGACCGACACCACCTGCCTCGACGGGGCAGACACCGCGATGTACTTCCGATCGGTGGACGAGTCGGCGCTGCTCTACTTCGTGACCGAGAAGAACACCATCGAGGGCGCGACGGCGGTAGCGACGTTGCAGGATGGCGTGGCGATTGTGGCCGAGTTCCTGTTCGACGGCGCAACCGTCTACAGCTACATCAACGGCACGCTGACCTCCTCGACGGCGCGGACAGACGCGACATTCCCGAACGACGAACTGATGCGACTGACGCTGGAGTTCCTGGCCGGCGTGGCCGCGGCGAACACCTGCACGATCAACTGGGTGCGGATGATCCACATCCGCTAGACTATTGGGGCGGGTAAGGGCGCGAACCTTCGGGGCAAAGTATCGGGTATATCCGACGTCACCTGCCCGCCCCACTCTAGGAGACGACAATGAGAGTAGATGATGTGCAGGAAGTCATCCTGCCGGTCGACACGGCAGCCTACGCTACCGGCGATCTGATGTCCCTGGCGGTAGAGATCGAGCGGGTGTGCGTGCAGAACCACCCCTCCTACATCGTATCCCTGACCGTGCTCGACTATGACGACCAGGGCGGGGCGTTCGACTTGCTGGTCTTCCGCAGCTATCCCGGGGTGCTGGGCACGGTGAACCTGCCCGTTGCCATCACCGATGCGCAGGCTGGCGAGATCCTGTGCTGGATATCGGTGCTTGCAACGGACTATACCGACCTGGGCACGCAGCAGGTGGCACAGCCGGAGTTCAACACGCTCAAGGCGCGCCCGACGAACGGGCAAACATCGCTCTGGGTGGCGGCGGTCTGTCGGCAGGATCAGGTCACCTATGCCAGCGGTCGGCTGCTGGTGAAGGTGGGCACGGAGAAGGTAGAGTAAGGGGTGGGCGAATCGATTCCTATGCAGATGGTTCCCGATCAGCACCAACGGATCGGTGGTTGCCGCATAATTCGCGCGGGCTGGAGACGGTGTGAGAGTGTAGGAGGATAGCATGGCAGACCTGATCGACCGCCTCTCGGGCGCATCAACGACGCAAGACCCGCCGCGCCCGAAAATCAACCTTCACCGCTTCATCGGGGTGGAACGGCTCTACGCGCTCGGGGAATGGACACGGGTACAGATCGCCGCAGAGTTTGACTTCCAAGGTGCTGAGGCTACGCAGGCGACGCAGCTCGCGGACCAGATCGACAGCAACGTGCAGCCCAGCAACAAGGCGCTCTACATCCTGCGCGTGGAATCGGTATGTATGTGCGTGGAGGACGGGGACGACCGGCTGTACCACAACCCGGACGGCACGGTGAACCGGGCCAAGGTGTATGAGGATCTGTTGATCACGGGGTAGGATGGATACGGGATACGATAAACTCATGTCACTCAGACGGGTCAGACCTGAAAAGAATCATATCTGGCTGAAAGCCCACATGAATGCGCTCGCCGGGCACGGAGAGTGTTTGAACCTTCTTTTGAAGGAGCCAGCGTATTGCCCATCCAGGATGCCTGAAGAGGGCACGAAGGAACCCGCGCCAAGTCAGTTTGGGTTTGAATGTATATTCCGTTATGGTAGCGTTTGGATCGGGCGTCCAGCTACTCCACTTGTAAACGGGGCCATCGTCGCCGAAACTTTCAATGTCCAATATGTCCATGACAATCTCCTTTCAGGTCTTGATATTTGTATTGTAACACAGACGACGAACGAGGTCAAGGATAGCTAGTTGGCGTACAGCGCGAAAGTTGGCAGCTTCAATATAGATACGACCAAAACGCCCGGGCAGACGCAGGCCATCACCGGCGTCGGCTTTCAGCCGAAGGTTGTCCTGTTCTGGTGGAGTGGCTCGGCGGCGAGCAGTGACGAAGTGGCGGGTGGCACAATCAGCTCCGGGTTCGCTGCGGCCATCAGTAGCACGTCTCGGTTCTGCGTCCTGAGCATATCGGAAGACGACCAAGCAACCTCCGATTGTCGTCGCGGTCAGTTTGATGCCCTCCTCATGCGAATGTATACCGATACGGCTACGATAGACGGAGTTGCCGATTTCAGTTCGATGGACGCTGATGGGTTTACACTGACCATCACAGACCAATTCACCGTAGCTTATCGTATTAGTTATCTCGCGCTGGGTGGCACGGACCTGACCAATGCCTATATTGGCAATAAGCAGCGTGATGCCGATCCGGGCGCCTGCTCTGTCACTGGTGTTGGATTTCAACCTGACGCTGTAATCCTGGCCTCAGCATGGCTCTTTAACCCTAACACTACGGGGAATGGTGAAGGTATTTCGTTTGGATGGGCAACTGGCAGTAGCAATCAGGGTATCGTAGCTACTGCATCCGGTCATAACCAAGCGACATCCAGCACGAGGGGATACGGCTACAACGGAGAGGTAGCAGGTTTTGTTCTCAGCTATGCATCATCCTTGTTCCAGCGGGATAGCTTTGTTTCGTTTGATGCCGATGGGTTCACCCTCAATCAGCTCGAAGGTACAGATCAGTACTATTATCACTTTCTGTGCCTCAAGGGTGGGCAATACGCCGTTGGCGACCTCACGACCCGTACAGACGGCAATGACATCGAGGAGGATGTCGGATTCCAGCCCGTAGCGGTGCTGTTTGGTAGTGCCAACCGCGCATTGAGCACGCAGGATACATCAACCACGCACAACCGCCTCTCCATCGGTGCGGGCACCTCAACTTCCAACCGTGCGGCACAGGCTATCTCAGATGAGGACGGCCTGGCCGACACCGAGACGGCATACACCAACCAAGACGATGCGGTATACGCGCACGTGATAGACGACGCCATCGAAGCGCTGATGGACATCAAGTCCATCGACGCGGACGGCTTCACCTGCGTTATGGACGATGTAGAGACGGCTGGCTGCTGGGTGACGTACCTGGCGATTGGGGCGGAGGCGGCGGGGGCGACCTACACGCTTACTGCCGATCAGGGCTCGCTCTCGCTGGCGGGGCAGGCTGCGGCGGTGCTGGCTGCGAGGCTACTGGCGGCGGACGCGGGGGCGCTATCGCTGAGCGGGCAGAGCGCATCGACACTGGCATCGCGGCTGCTGACCGCCGCGCAGGGCACATTGACATTATCGGGCCAGAGCGCGAGCCTGCTCGCCAGCCGGCTGCTCGAAGCGGCGCAGGGCACGCTGTCGCTGGCTGGGCAGAGCGCCGGGTTGCTGGCCTCACGGCTGCTTAGCGCAGAGATGGGCGCGATCTCGCTGTCGGGCCAGGACGCGGGGTTGCTCGTGGCCCGCCTCCTGGAAGCGGCGGCAGGTATCATTTCGTTCACCGGCCTGGACGCCACGCTGACCTATACGCCCGTCGGGCCGACGTACACGCTCACCGCCGAGACGGGCACGATCGGCATGTCGGGACAAGCGGCGGCGCTACTGGCGGCGCGGCTGTTGACCGGCGAGGCGGGCGTAATCTCGCTCGCCGGCCAGGACGCTGCGGTGCTGCGCGGCTTCCTGCTGAGTACCGAGACGGGCGCGATCAGTCTGGCTGGCCAGGATGCGGGGCTGACGCTGGCGCGATTGCTGAGGGCAGACGCAGGCGTGCTGACGCTGGCCGGGCAGGCCGTGACATTCGTATATTCTGGCATGGTGACGCCGGACAGCAGGATATTCGTTATCGTGGCGGAGGGACGGGTGTACGTCATTGCCGCCGAGAGCAGGGTGTACGCGGTTCCAGGCGAGAGCCGCATGTACGCAATCAACGCGTGACTGCTCTTCCCTCTAAAGAGGGGAGCTTCTAGGGATTGGACCCAGGCTCGCCAGCCCGCGAGCCAAAATGTTCAGGGATGCATTCAAATCCCGGTCCATTTCGAGAGCACAATGAGGACATCTGTGAACACGTTCGGACAATGCTTTTTCGACAATCTGACCGCAGTGGGAACACATCTTCGATGTGTTGCGCGGATCGACGAGTACGATGCTACGACCGGCCCATCCTGCCTTGTACGTAGTGTACTGTGTCAGTTGCCTCCACGCCGCATCCGAGATGCTTTTGTTCAAGCTGCGCCAGTTGCCATTCTGCATGTCCTGAATGTTGAGGTCCTCAAAGGCGATGATCTGAAAGTCGTTCACAAGGTGCCGACTGAGTTTATGCGCAAAGTCCTTACGGCGATTGACGATGCGTTGGTGGATGTGTCCGATCACGCGCTTGTGCTTACGGTATTCAGACGTACCTTTATTGCACTTGGACAGGCGACGCTGTGCCTTGGCAAGCATCTTCTCGTCCTTGCGGAAGAAGCGGGGGTTATCGATCTGCTCGCCCGTGCTCAACGTGGCAAACTTTTCAAGGCCCAAGTCGATGCCAACGACCGCAGGGATAGCTGGCAAAGGATCGGGTTCGACTTCACAGGAGAAGCAAGCATACCAGTTTCCGAGAGCATCGCGTCGAACGGTCAGAGTCTTGACCGCGCCCTCAATAGGACGGTGAAGCTTGATCTTGACTTGTCCGATCTTGGAAAGGCGCACGTGTCCATTGTCCAAAAAGCGCCAATTGCCCTTCTCCTGTGGATATGTGAAGGAATCGTACCGCTCTTTGCCACGAAAGCGGGGATAGCCAGGCTTCTCGCCATTTTTCACGCGGCGGAAGAAATACTGAAAGGCCAGATCGAGGCGCGAAAGCGCGTCCTGCATAGCCTGGGCATGTCCCTCTTTCAGCCACTCATTTTCGTCTTTCCATGGGGGAAGCATCTTGATGGTGTCATAACGGGACAGCGATTCTTGCCGTTCTCTCCATGCGTCACGGCGAACCTCAAGAGCCTTGTTGTATACCCAACGGCAACAATCAAGCTGCTTGTTCAGAGCACTTCGTTGAGCAGGCGTAGG